GCTATGGCTCTGGCGATGGCGATGGCTATGGCTCTGGCGATGGCTCTGGCGATGGCGATGGCTATGGCTATGGCGATGGCTATGGCTATGGCTCTGGCTATGGCTCTGGCGATGGCTAACATCAACAAGCATGGGCAAAAACATATTCTTGTTGATTCTCTCACAAGTATTATCGAGTGGATCAGGGCAGACCTAAGCAGTATGTGTGATGTAGATAAATACATACTTATCCGACAACTGGAAGATTTTAGGTTTGTGCTAAAAGAAGTTTTAGATGAAAATGAAGAAAAATTGACAGACTACAAGAATATTATATTTCAATTAGAAACTGAACAAGAAAAAGATAAATATAAACAAATTGCTGAAAGTAATAGAAGAAAACAAAAAAAGCAAATTGCTGAAAGTAATAAAAAAAACAAAAAAGGGGATGAAAATGACGCTATCAGAGAATGAAGGAAGGGAAATTCACGCATGGGACTTGGAGTGGTTCGTAAAAGCAAAGGTGGCAGATGTAGACGTGATCCTCAGGCTATACACGCGACTGGTGCAAGCTGAGGGCTATGTAGAAAAGTTGCTGGCAACATTCCGCGAAGATGGAATAGTGCTAGTAGATAAAAATAATCGCTGCATAGTTGAGTGGTTAACTGATGAAAGTAATATACAGTTTCTAGCCAGAGTAGAAGATAAATATTCAGCAAAGGCGGTAGATAATGAGTAAATATATTTCGTGGGATGATCCAAGCTTGTCGGAAAATGAAAAAATAATAATTCAATTGTTGGAGTGGCTAGGTAGAGCTAATACTACAGCAAACATGTTGAACGGAGCTTTTATAGGATATGCTGCGTCTCGTGGCGATAGAATGAAAGATATTTTGCTACATTATGCCGATGAAATTAGAGAATATTTTGTAGATGTTAATAATTCTGAATTACTAGAAAAACTTGATAAGAAATATGGAATAAATCATGAGTAATGCTAGCAATATTAAGTCACAAGTTGAGTTGTTGCAGGAAGAAAACAAATTACTAAAACAACAGGCTGTTGTAGATGCTCAAAACATATATATGTTAGTTACATTTGTAGATCGTATTCAGTATCTTGTTGCTGCAATGCCGACATTTATGAGACATGTTGAGAAAATATTAGATTATGATGAAGATACACAAAAGTTGCGTACGTTTTTGCGAAAGTATCAATCAGAGAAATTGTAAAAATGAAAATAGCTGAAATGCAACATAGAATATTGCAAGAAAAAAAGATCACCACAGAACTTCTATATGTCATCAAAGCAATGCAAAAATTGTACAAACTAACTTATTCTTCTCAAGGATATTTGCGAAGATATTCAACAGTTGATAGTTGGAATTTGGAAAAGTTGCTAGCTGTGATGAATTGCGATGTGGACAAAGAATTTGAAGAACTAAAAAAATTACTAGTAGAAACAGGATGTAAACCACATGAATAATCGAGACGAAACAATACAAAAATTAATCAAACACGTTGACGAATCACGCACAATCATTGAAACTATGATTCATGATAATTACTCAGGGAAAGATGCCGAAAAAATGCAGAATAACATTGGCATAATTACTAAACGTGATTCACAATTTGCTAGCAAAATAGCAGATTGGTTATATGACGGAGATATGCAGGAATTATTACAGAAAAACAAAAAATATTATGCAGAGGAGTATGTGAAAAAATGACAGAAGATATTAAGCAAATATTAGCAAGGAAGATATATACGCAAACAACAGAAGAACTAATAGAAAATGAATTAGAACTAATAGAAAATGCTGATGTGACAGAAGAAAATTCCAAAAATATTGTAAAAAAAGTTAATACGCAGCTGTCAGAACTGTTCTTAAATGTACAAACATCACTAGAAAATGACAATAATGAGGAGGGGGAAGAAAAAGTAGTGGTAACTATAGAAAATTTATTTAAGTATATTACTAAAATATCAATTGCATTCTATCGGGGCTGGAAAAAAGAAAGAAAATTAGATGAATAGAAATTAAATGAGTCAGTGGAAAAAAAGACAAATAATTGATGACGAAGTGAAAGTGTTAAACAAAATGCGAGGTACTATAGCTAATAGTCTCTATGAGATGATCACAAATAGTGATTATTTGATAGATGGAGTGATCGATGTAGATAAATTTCATAAACATGTACTGTGTGCAAAAGACGCAATAGAATTGATTAATAAGCTAGTGGAATATCAGTTGGATGAGAAATGGAGAAAAACAATTGATAGCTAAAGAGGTAATTATGACAGACGATAACCAAAATTTGAGGTTTATTCGCCAACAGGCATTGATGAGGGCTAGGTGGAGCATGATCAGTATCATGGGCGAACAAAACATAGAAATCTGCAAGGAAGGAATATTGCTCGCAACAAACAGTATATATTTGATGGATTTAGTGGATAGAACGCTCAAAGATGAGAGGATAAATTGATGGATGAACTCAGTGATATACAGTCAATTCTACAACCCCTAGAACTTATTTTGGAGTTTGTCGAAAAATTTGAGGGAAAAAAAACAGCAACTTGGCAAGCGTTGCATAAATATCATAGTTTTATGCGTGATCAGCTATACAGTTGGGTCAAAGAAAAATCGCGTTGTGCTGCTCGTTATTCTTCTTTGCAAAAAAGAATAGTTGATATCTGTGAGGAAGAAATAAGCAAAATATTTAGCGAACATTTTAATGGAACATAGAATATTGCAAGCAATGATGGATCCGACAGAAGAAAATATATCTAACATGCTGAAAGGACATCCATCTGATTATATGTGTTGCTGTTGTCTATTATTCCGTCTTGGTGGTGGCAATGGAAAATGTGAAGCGTTGTGTAGGAAAAATAGGGGATATATTGGATAAAAACTACTACATTTACAGAGGACGGTGAGGCAAAGCAAACGGGGGAATACATCCCCCCGAGTTAGTTGGGAAATTAATCTTGGAGAAGTTTAAGGTCTGCTTCCTGCATATATCTTTTTAGTGTTCTTTTGCTCGTTCTTACCTTCAACATGATAATATTTTTGTCCTTTCTTAGTTACTGTATGTTTGTACATGGTATTTACTCCTTTGGTTATTTAGATGTTGTGATGTTATTTGTTTTGCAATAATCATTGTAGTTTTGTAGCTCTGCAAGCTCAGTTTGTTTGCAAATATCTACAATGCCAGTTTCTTCGCAAAGATCTGCTATTGTGGCTTTGATGTAATCTAGCCTAGCTTCTGTTTGAGATGTATCGGGAAGATTTGAGCTATGTAGATGCAATAGATAATCATATAGATGATCTACACATTCAACTAAAAGAGAATGTGTAACTCGTGTTTTTGTTGCTTCTATGTAGTTCCAGTTCGGTTTGTTCATTTTGTTTACTCCTTTGGTTGATGATTTATTTATACAAGTGCTGCATATAAGCCTAACATTACACATGTAGTAAGTATTACGCATGCAAAAATTAATGCTGAATCTATTAGATTGTTTTGATAATGTTTAGTCATGATGATTACTCCTATTTTTTTCAGTGTTTGTTGTTATTGATTACAGTAAAACATAAATCAAGATCGCTGTCAATAGCTATTTTTGGAATATTTTTTAGAGTATGTAGTATGTGAGATAACTTATTAGTATTAAAAATAAATATTGGGAAACGGGAAAATTTCATGCAAAAAAATCAATTTTGTACTATTCTTTATGGAGAGTGATTAACTAGTAATCAAACTAAATGCGACGACTAACTAAAGGGTTGAGAAAAAGTGTCAAAAATGAAAAAAAGGCCGCCTCTGGCACACCATTTGCAAAAATATGATCCTAAAGTGCATATTCCATTGTTACTTGAGATGTTCGGTAATGGCGATTCGTTGACAGCTTATTTAGTTGCTGCTGATATCGGTGAATCGGTGTTTTACGAATGGGTTAACAAATATCCTGAATTTGATACAGCTTACGACAAAGCTACCAATGCAGCGAGAATTTGGTGGGAAAATTACGGGAAAAATGGGGCAAGTCAACCAAATTTCAATTTTGCGTATTATAACTCAGTTATGATTAACAGATTCGGACAAACCCCAACACGCAAGCTAAAAATCAAGAATATCGCGAAGGCTCTTACTCATACTGATAGATTCAATGTGGTGATGGAAGAAGTCGCCCAAGGCGGTCTCACAGGGCATGAATTGAAGCAATTATCAGATTCTTTGGTGTGTGGTGTGAAAATTGCAGAAGTAACGACAATGGCTAACGACATCAAAGATTTGCAACAAAGACTAGCTGACAATAATAATTCAGTTAATGTTGCTGACAATGATGAAGGTAACACATAGATCGTGTCTACAAAAGCGTCTAGCGAAGTCATTATTTGTTGGTAGCTGTCCAACTATTAATATATTTCTCACAACTCGTGAAATTGTCGCTAATATGAGACAACAGTTCTGAGAGATAGTTTTGAGAGATGTTTTCAGTCATTTTCAATATGTTTTTTGTTTCATGGATCGCGGTCTCATAGATGATCGTTTGAGAGACTGTCATTTTGCATGTTATTTGTGTAGAATATCTGCATAAATAACAACAATGGAGATGATTATGGAACACATCAATACACTAAAATACTTTGAAGAACTAACAGCAGGTGGCATATCTGTTAATGAAGCGCGAACGCAGACTAATGCGTTAAATTCTGCACTAGATCATCTAGCAACAAAAGAAGACTTGAATAGAGTAAGAGAAGATGTGCAGGGAGTAAAAGACGATCTAAAAGATGTCAAAGCAGACATAAAAGATATAAAAGGAGATCTTCGCAAAATGTTCTATTCAATGATTGTCGGTATATTGATACTTCTTTTAAAAAGTAATCTCAATCTTGCTAGCTAATTGTGATTATCGTCTACAATAATCGTTTAAATAATGGAGATGACTATGTATGCAATAGCATTTGATCTAAAAATTGATGATCTAAAGAAACATTACGGCGAACCATACAACGGTGCATATGCAGAAGTGTCAAGAGAACTAGAAGTTCTAGGGTTTGAATGGAAGCAGGGCAGCTTGTATGTATCTAAAGATAATACTAATCCGCTATCTACACTAAACAAAGCTATTAATAGATTATCTAATATTGATTGGTTTAAACTCTCAGTAAGAGATATCAGAGCTTTCAAAGTAGAGGATTGGTCAGATATCACAGATATAGTCAAAGGCTGATAAACAATCATTCAAACAATTGAAAGGGGGTGTACAATTTGTACCTATCCTCAATCATTTTCTCAGGAAACTGACTGTTCGCATAGGTAGCAAAGTTACTAAGTGACCCCCGAGTTTTGCGCTGCGTATTTTCTATCCATACTCCACATCCAGCTTAATGCAATTCATGGTTCACATAGGTAGTTATTTAAATAAATAATATTAATTATACTAACCTTTCCGAAATTTCCGGCATGCTAACATCGCTAGCACATCTTCCCCATCAGTACTCAGCCATTTTAGCCGTCTATAGAGTTAATTCTGACAAGTTCTCAAAAATAACGTAGGATACTAGCCGTTCCTGCCTAATGCCAATTAAACGCTCTCAGATGCCCGTAGTTGAACGAAAATATTATTAGTTCTGATCAAGACAATAGTCGCGACAGTGTCGACACTATTTGTTCTTGCTGTTAATGCCCTCCTGCCCAAGGATTGTTGTGCCAGCATGTATGTGCCTCTCATGATAGTTATTTAAATAAGTAAATACATTCACATTGATTGCCATCTATCCTTAATGTACTATGCCAATGTAGCGTGCCAATTGTTCATTTTTCTTGGCTGTTTGTTTACTAATTGACGCGCTATTTTTCTTCTATAACTCCGTCTGTAGACCGCAGGATGTAGTAACTTGAACACAATTCCCCCAAGATTTATCCGACTAAAAGATGCTCCTCATTATCTAGGAATGGATCGCAATCGGTTTAACTCACTTGTACGCCCTTCATTAATTTGCATTCCCATTGGAATCCAAGGAATAGCATTTGATAGGCATGATCTAGATATCTGGGCAGATAACTACAAAAAACATGCTGGAAAATCTCTGCAAAATAGTGTAAACAATGAAATGATAGCGTTCAGTCCTAGAACTATTCCAAAGAAATATTTAGATTCGGATTTTGAGAAGGCATTAATGCTTTCTATGAAGAAATAAATTTATTTGCAGTACGTCCGCTACATGGACTGAATCTATCTAGCTAGGAAGCATTGTTTTTTGTTTTCCTTCCTACTAAGATTCACAGCATGAAGGACTGAATCTATCTGTCCTGCATTTGACTGTCTGTCTTGTATTTGACTATTCTGTCCTGTATTTGACTATGTACTTTCTTGGCTAATTATCTCACTTTCTGATATGTCAGTCCACTGCATTATCTGTTCCACAGGATGACCTCTCTCTAATAGTTCTGCGATGATATCTTGCAAACTTCCATCATCTGACATTCCAAGATTGTAGTAATGTCTTGCTATGGTGTCTGAAGGTTGATGTGATTTGGTATGTTTATTCTTTGTTTTCTTCATTGTTGACATTTATTGGTATTTTACTGAGAGGAGCATGAAATGTATCAATTTCTCTCATTTCACATGCTGGCACTCTTGCAGTATCTAGGTCTATTCTATCCATTAATGGAGAATTTCTGAAAAAACTCATGATATCCTCAGTGCTCATTCCGGTATTTGCTGTTCCTATTACTTTGTCAAAATTTATTTTAGATTTTTCATCATTTTTCATCGGACCACCCTTCATCTATCGCATTTTGTGCGTATGCTTGGAATATTAATTCAGCAATATCCTTAGATGTACAACATTTATATCTGTTTTTCAATGAATCAATATTTGCTACAATATTACCTGACTTCATCTCTTTGATTGTGTATATGATTTCAGCGATTAGTCTAACGGCTCTCAGCGCTTCTGTTCTGTCATCCGATCTACGAAGTATTACTAGTTCAGGAAGTTTTTCTTGCAAGTGTTCGCATACCTCATTTACTAATGATGATAGATCAACAGGTTTCACTACGCTAAATTTTCTTTTGTTGGGCATGTTATCGTTGGGCATTACTTTTCTTCCACAGATGAATTGGTGCCAGCACTCTTACTTCTTCTGTTCTTTTTTTGTTTGACAAATAAATTATATTTTTCCTGGCATATTCTCATTTCTTCCTCAGGATTAGCAAACCCAAGGTCATGGAAAATATTTCCTGATGTTACTTCAAATTTAATTTTTTTGCTCATTTGAATTGTTTCCTTCTGCGGAACTACAGTTTTCAAGTTTGTTTGGTCTACAACACAATATTTCATACTTTTTAAATTCATCATCAGTCATTTTTCCAGTAGAATGAAACTTCATTGCGCTTTCATACATCAATTTAGTGGTATTGCTGTAGAATACTTTTTCTATAGTTGTTTTTTCTGTAGTTGCTTTTTCTATTGTGTCCATATGTATAATCATACCTAATTATCTGTAGTTTGCTCTAAAACACTTATGTAATTGATTTACATGATTATTTCATGTTTCATCTTCATATTTTCGGTTTGTGCTAAAACACTTTCGGATCGCTTTTCTGATTGCGCGATATCCATTCATCCGTATACATGCTTGTCACAGACAACTGAGCCAAGTTATCTAGTTTTCTGAAACTGTCTAACCATGTATCCAAGTCTTCCACTAAATATTTAATTGATCTTCCAATTTTGATAAATGGTGGATGCGGTGTTCTGTTTAGCCTGGAACCTTCAACTCTGCCATGAGCTAACCAGGATGTCCCCATGCCTATGTATGTAGCTGCCTCTTTGCATGATAGTGCGCGTCTAGTTGGTGTTGTTTGTTTGTTTGACGACATTTTTTGGACAACACTCCATCAATAAATATACAATATATATTCGCAATGGCAAATGATTTAGTTTTGCTTTGCTAATTAGCCACATCAATAGTTCTTTAGGAATCCAGAAACTAACTGTGACCATTGGTCTTTTGTTATTCATCATGCGCATGCTCATCAGTGTTTTCGTCTGGCACAGTTAGTTCTGCATATTTTTTCACTACATCTAGGTATTTGTTTATATCTCCACCTACATACGCATCAGCATAGTCATCTATGACATCATGTATGTTTTGCAACGCATCAGAATATATTCGATTTCTTTCTTTAGTATCATTCTCACACCACACAAGATCTTTAGTGGAAGTTAGAAAATTGCTTATGCGATCTTGGGCATCATTCAATTTGTCGATGTGCTTGAATAAAAATAATATATCTTTTTTTTGCTCAACCATTTTTGCAGCTTGCAGTCCAATTATTCCCTTGCTAAATCTTTCATTTTCAACCATTCTTTCATTTAGATTATTCTTGTTTTTTTGTCTTTCTGTTTCATTGTTTATTAGTTTGTCTTGTATACCAAGCACTGCTTCTTTGTTTAGGAATGTTGCTGCTGCCAATTCATCTAGTGTTAAATTGTTACGTGTTGACAATAATTGCTCAACAATTGCTAGACGAGCATATTTTACTCCATCATTGAAACCACCCCAGAAGCTAGGATTATTTATAGGTTTGCCTTCTTTGATTGCATCATTATATTCTTGTAAATATTTTTTTGTGTTTTCTGAGTTTAATTCATCTGTCATAGCATTCTCCTCATTTATTTATCTCGATTGTTTGTTGCATTCGTCATATGACAAACGCAGATCTTTTTTTAGTCTCTCAAGTTCAGCAAATGTTTCTCTCATTTTTTTCACATTCACAATTCCTGATGAAAGAACAAATGTAACAGCCCAATTAAATAAACTTTTTTTGTCTTTTGCTGCATCTTCTCCATCTAATGCTAACATTTCTAAGTCTTTTAACAAATCATTTATTTTTTTGTAGAGTTCATTTTTGTCTATGTTCATATAATATCTTTCGGATCATACTTATAGTGGTTATGAATATCATGAATAGCATCTTCAATTCTATTAGATGCTATTCTCATTTCTTGTATACATTTATATCTTGGTTCGAATATATGGGCGATGAAACTAAATACGCTTTTGTCTCTTCTAGTTATATCTTCTTTGTTAAGAGCCAAATTTTCTAAGTCATTTAACAAATCATCTATTTTTCTAAACCATTCCTTCTTATCTGTTATTGTCATTATTTTTTTTATTCCTTTTCATTCCTAATTTTGATACCCACACGCTTGGCCATTCTTTGGTAGCTTCGCCACACATAGCTACTTCATGCATAGTCTCAGGACATACATCAATGCAATTGTATTCGTCTGCAATTCCGTTTTCATCGATTGGATGAATCATCCAGGTAACTGCGCCATCTATTACTCGGACTTTGTTGAAATTTACCACATCTTTCAACCTAGCAAATACTCCTGGATTTTCACCAAATATCAAATGTTTTGTGCAATATGTTACAATATTTCCATCATCAAACTCAACTAACAAACAGTAATTGCTCATTGGATATACTTTTTTTACATGCCATGGAGCTTTGTAGTATTTAATTTTTGTTTTCCTTTTGCCCCAGGAGGATGTGCCAGCAATCTTCCTTCTCTCGGTCTTTGTTCTTTCAGTTTTTTTTCTATTCATTATCTGTCACCAATTAAGCATACTAAATTAATGAGTACTATCTACCAACTCTGCCAAATATTTAGCTGTATTTTTTTCTACATCTTCGTGAGCAAACTCAAATGCCTTGTCAACTATTCTTTCCGCAATCTGTTCAGGAGTTGCCTTAGCAAACAAACCTTGATGTATTAGGTTCGGAGTCTTGTTAATATCAGGTATGGTTAACTGAATATATTCTTTTGTTAGTTTGTATACAGTTGCTTTTATCACAATTTCACCTTTGTACACACCATTGGTTGGCAGTAATTTATCGAATCTTTGATCAAATTGCTCGATATGTCGTTGGAGAAGTTCAGTTAATTTTTGTTTCTTCTCTTCAATTAACTCCAGTTCAGTTCGCATCATCAGTGCCTGTTTCTTCAAGTTTTATTTCAGTTCTTTTGCCTTCTCCACGCAGAATAGCTCGAAGTCCTTCTATTAATTCATCGCCAATATTTCTTTTCGGCTGTGTGTACTCGAATACACACCCATCTTGGCACATCTTCACTGTAGCGGCTGCTATGTTTCTGCTATCATCTATTCCACTATGCTTTCTGCCTATCAATGGCAAACCTAATCTATTCAGCAAGCTTTTCATTCCTTGTACGCGATAATAGTGATTTTGCTGATGATTTTCTTTGCCAACATTAAAATAGGTACCACTGTTTATTTCTTTCATAGCACGAATTCCGCGCACTTTCTCGGAATAATATCTATTGTACATTTTTTTGATGTTGCACCAGGAGCTAAACATTTCTGGCATCTCTATAAATAATCCTAGCTTCGATAGATTACTAATGCCACATTGGTTTGGAAGCATGGTTTTCAGGTCCCAATCTCCACAGGTGATGAATAATATGTTTGATCCATAGGTGGATATCCATGTAGTAAACTGTTTCAATACCTCTGAAAAATCATCTGCATCATCTACTTGTTCTTGAGTTATTCCAGTGAGATTTGTGCAATAATTAGATAAAATCGGATTAACAATTGGCTTCACATACATCTGAAATGTTCCTTCAATCTGCAATGTATTTGTATTAATCATCACAGACGGAAATTCAATTATTTCCATTGTGTAGTCTTTGTTGCTCTCTTGGCATGTAGCTTCAAAATCCAGCACGCAGAAGTAATCAAATATTTGTTTGTTATTTGTGTTCATTTTTTTTGTCAAACCTCAAATTATTTTTGTTAAATATTTTTTGTATTTTTGGCTTATAGTACTCCGATCCGCCGCATTTGACTAGCAGATTTGGTAATGCCTGGTATTGAGCTGCCGAATGAGTATGCCCGCATAACACTAGAATATTGATGCCAGGATTTTCTTTTGCAAATTCAAGCAATACGTCTCCAGTTGCCTTGCATGAAAAGAATGGTAGCCACTCTTTTTTTGTGTATCGGCCATTGTATTTGCATACTTCTGGGAATGGAGGTATATGTGTGAGCACAATAAACAGATCGTGATCGCGTTCGGAATGGGTATTTTGGATATTGTTCCATAGTTTTTCTTTCAGCTGATTAGCATCTCTGTCGGCAAGTTCTTGCATTTTGTTTAGTAGTTCACGTTTGCCAATTTTGTATGAAATATGTAAATCATATATTAGCTGACTATCATTCATTATTACGTCACTATTTATGTAATCTCCATACCTGCCGTCTGCCCAACTATCACTGCCAAACAACCAGATTGCATCAGGCAAACCCACCGTAGTATAGTTAACATTCAGTGTGGATATTTTGCATATTAAGTTCTTCACCTCGGCAATCTCACCGTCATAGTAATCGTGGTTTCCTAGTACGAAAAAAATTTTTTTGTTGATATATTCATTTATCTCAGTAAGTATCATTTCCAAAGATGTAGCCTCAGCTATATCACCTGTGATCAACACATGGGTAGCACTGCACGCGTTTATCTCTTTGTAGAACTTCCTTCTTTCAGACAGTGCCAAAAAGTTCAGGTGAATGTCAGTTAGCAATGCAAATATAGGTTTGGAAAAATCCATACTCATTAGTACTTATCCTCAATCTATATCAGCAAATATTATGTAGATATTTAGCGGGAATGTCTATGCAACTGTTTCCAAAATGGATACGGTTGCATCAGGTTGCAAAATAGTGCTTGCTATTCGTGTATAGATGTATAGGATACTAGATATCTGTACATAAACATATAGGAGAAAAACAATGACGATAACTACTGGATTCGTTAACCAGAAGGGTGGAGTAGGTAAATCTACGTTAGCTATCTGCGTTGCACATCAAAGCGCAAAATTAGGCAAAAAAACATTAATTGTGGATGCTGACCCTCAATTATCGATCATGGAATGGTCAGACCATCGTCACCAAGAGCTGCCAGCCAATCTTGCATTGATGGCTATGCCCAAAATGACCTTACATAGAGATTTGCCAGCAAACGCTAAAGGCTACGATATGGTGATAATTGATTCTCCACCGCGCACAACCGATATAGCTAAATCTGCTGTTCTTGCGTCTGACATTATCATCGTTCCCTGCACCCCTTCCCCATTTGACATCTGGGCAAGTGAAGGAACTTTCATTACGCTCAAAGAGGCAATGATGTACAAGCCTAATCTCAAGTTCTTCTTGATGATCAACATGAAGAAAAGTAACTCGGTAATTGGTCGAGATATCCAAGAAGCTATAGTTGAGATAGAGCAAAAAATAGATCTCAAGATACCTGTATTAGATTGCAAAATTTCTCATAGGGTAATTTTTTCAGAGGCGGCAGCTATGGGATTAGCGGTTCAAGAAAATGACAAAGAAGGACTTGCCAGCAAAGAAATCTTGGTGCTCTATGAGAAAATAATGAGTAATGTATAGAGTCCTATACGCCTAGATATCTATCAATCTACATATCTATACGAGGTAAACATGAAAAAATTCACGATTAATCCAACCGCTAAGAAAACACAGCAGCCATGTAGTGGCGACAAATGGATAGGCAATAAACCTAAACGAAATCAGCTAAACATTAATTTGCCAGAGGAGTTTCATCTGTTGTTCATTGCTAAGATTGCAGCTAACAATGTAGCTAACAAAGAAAAGGTATGTATGGCAGATATAGTTCGTCAAGCTATCGAAGAATACTGCAATAAATGATATGCTATCTGTGGCTGGTGTAGCTTAGCGTTGCTGGTGGATGTCGTTGCCATATTCCAATGGTAGGATAACTGCTTGCAGTTGGCGGGGGTTCGATCCCCTTTGGTGACTCGTCTGCTGGCAATAGAGCCCTGGACTGTATTCGGGAGGTGCAGGTGAAATCCCTGCCGCCAGCCCACTTGGCTATACTGCGCCAAAAGTGGCATGAGATAGTATGTTTTGGCACAGTATAGCGTATACTCAGCCAAAAGTGACCCAATAGATCGTATTTTGGCCGACTATCTGCTATCGATCTACACCCACGGAATCAAATGTCGCAAATTATTCCTAATGATGAAGTGCATTAGCTCAATGTTGTTCTTGATATTTAGCTTTCCAAATATACGTGAACGATAGGTGTCAACAGTCTTGATCGATAACCCCATTTCCTTGGAGATTACCTTTCTTGGTTTCCCAGCAGCCAGCATTTTCAGCACTATCAGTTCTTGTGGTGATAGATTATTGAAAGCTATGTTTCTAGATTGTTCATGTTCTTCTGGGGTGACGTTGTTTTTTGGGGGCAACCGCACGCAATCTGAAATATCGGTTGAGATACCAAATACGCCTATGATGACATTGTGTTTGTTGATCAGTGGTATTTTGTGGCTTTGATAGGTAACGCATTGATCGTTGATGGTTGTTTTTTCTTCGACAATTTCCGGTTTGCCAGAATCAACAACATATAGATCGTTTTTTCTGCAAATCACAGCATCGTTTTTCCACAACAAATCGAAATCACTTTTTCCAATTATTTCTGCTGGGCTCTCTAGTCCCAATGTGTGTGCTTGATTACTGTTGCACCCTAGATATACCCCATACTTGTTTTTCCAATACACATGGCCTGTGGCGTTGTAGAACATAGTGTTTGCTGAAAGATTCTTCATGTGTTGCTCATCATTTTTTGTGGAACCGTAGCGATACCGGTCTTAGCAAATTTGGATAATTTGGTTTGATGAACCTTTCGTAGTTAGCTATCAAAGCTGTTGTCAACATTGTTGGATATACTTGAAATTCATACTCCTCAAACGAATCGCCACCAAATACGCAAACACAAGCACATTCTTCTTTCAGATAATTGATGCAGCATTGGAAAGCATCCTCGTATGAGATAAACCGCGGTTCAGGATTTGCGTGGAAATGTCGTGTCAGGTATTCTTCGGTGCTATCATCCAATGCTTTCTTGTACGAAGCGTCTTTTTTGTATAGCTCTGACACTATGTTGTAGTGTTTGTTGAAGTTTTTGTGTTTCAGATATTCGTCCCACCTGATTATTCGGTGAGGTATGGTCAGCGACTTGCATGCAGTTTCATTTCTTTCCAACCATTGATCTCCAGCATCAATCGAGCGTTGCAGAAGCATAGTGTCGGTTTCATGGGGATAATTGATCTTCAATGTGTACCTATAGATACTATCAACTATCAGCAAAGAGCATGACTTGAAGTGGGAGTTGATTAATTTCACTGTGGCAGCGAATTTGTTGCCCTCATGTTCTTTGCTACCACCTAAACTTATCGGAACAATACACTTTGATAGATGAAATATTTTTCTGTCGCTAGTTGGGCATCCAGCGAACGATGCTTTTGTTGCTTTTTCCCGCGGCGATTTTGCTACCAAATGTAGCTCAGATGTTTGGGCATATGAATTCGTCAATGAGTTAGTCATAGCATTTCTCCCTTGTTCAGTTCCAGCCAGAATCTACATTGCCAGATAGAGTACAAAAGCAAATAAACAAACGCAACTCACTGTGTACATACGCTGATTTTGTAGGGATTAGTCTGTCAGTGAATGTCTGACATGAAATTGATCCTGATTCTGATACTATAGCCGCTGTCAATCTCCAACCAATTTGATTGGTTCTTAGCCCTGGTTCCTCATCGGGGCAATTTTTTCCAACTACTTCTTGTTTTCTTTCCAGTTTTTCATGTCCTTTATTTCAGCTGCAAGGTCTTTGAATAGATTTTTCCGCAACACCAATGCTTCTTTGGTTAATTCTTCTTCTTTGGCTAAATATAGCGGCTCATCAAAGTCATGGCTGGTGGATATTTGATTCTTCCACAGCCCAACAACTCTTTTTTTCTTCTTGAATACTTTGCTGAGAAGTCTTTTCATATCCTCTTTGGAAGATTTCATCAGCCATTTTGGTTGTTCCCAGAAGGGTATCCAACGCCGAACTAACCCCTCACCACGAGTCATATTGTCTACGTAGCGTGGATCTTTTTGGTTCTTGCGGTCGTACTCGATAATGAATTCTTCAATTTCTTTGTTTCGTCTACTGTACTCGACAAGATCTATTTGTTTGGTGCGCCAGTTGCGTAGGTTTTGGTTCATCTCGCGCCATGCGTCATGTAAGTCTTTCATAGAATTATCCTACACAAAGAAAAATGCTAATGCAACAAGAAGGCGGGGCCATGCAGGAATCAAACCTGCGACCAAGGGCGCGCGAAGTCCCCTCTCTATCATTGAGTTAATGGCCCCATGAAAGGTATGCTGTGGGAGAAACATGAAATAATGACATTTCGATAAACAACCACAGCATACCTCAACAAGAATACCCCAGAGCAGCCTCGGAAACAAGGAATGCGTGCCAGCAAAACAGTTCCACTTCCACGTGGAACATATGTTATCCAACTGCCAAGCTATATGTAGAGTTATCCCTACAAATGCGGTAGATTGTCCTACATTTTTTCTTGCAGCAACTGTGTATTCTGCTTGTGCGACAAATCCGTCATTACTTATCATGGCTGCGGGTTTGTCGCGTACAGACATCTAGATACCTACACACCTATACATTGTTGTCCGCTTGCATTTTGGGACGTATAGGTGTATAGGTATCTACACTTACTCAATAAACATGGAACAGTTTATGCAAACAATTCATAGGATGAATCTCACAGAAGACAATCAAGAAGACAATCAACAAGACGACCAAGTAGATGGTTTAGCCGACACTACAATGGATGTGCCAGCAGACTGTTCAACAGATTATTCAGTTGGCAGTTCATCGGATAACTATTCCATCATCGGTGGTGACGCAGAACTGGACGCAGAACTAGACACCAAACTAACATCTGATGGATTTGTTCAGTTGGAGGAACGGCTAAGCAAACTTGATACTGTGAACGTGATTGCACTATACTTGCAAGATGTCAGTCGGTATACCTTGCTAACCGCCGCTGAAGAAAAGCACTACGCAGAACGCATGATCGCAGGTGATGTCAGCGCAAAAAATCATCTCATCAAAAGCAACCTCAGATTAGTTGTCAACATAGCTAAAAGATATGTTGGTGGCGGATTGGATTTGTTGGATTTGATCGAGGAAGGTAATCTTGGATTAATTCGAGCTGTAGAGAAATTCGATCCAACTAAAGGTTTCAGGTTCTCTACATATTCTACATGGTGGATCAAACAAGCCATGGGTCGAGCACTAATGAATCAAAGCAAAAGCATCAGAGTTCCAGTACATGTGATACATGAACTAAACCTATACCTAAAGAAAATGAGTGAACTAACCAGCGAACTTGCCAGCTATGTGACTGCTACTCAGATTGCTGACTCCATCAGCAAGGAGAATTTGTTGAGGATAGAGAACTTGTCGAAGCGGGACGGTTTACCTAAGCAGGATAGTTTACCTAAAGAAGAAAGATTACCCGCTGAGATGTCTAAGATCATTTTCGAGGGCGGTCGAAGGTGGCCGAAGGCGGTCGAAGGCATCTCTAAGGCTATTCGCAAGCGATCAAAGACAATCAAACCTGACCGTGTGAGAAAGATATTATACTATAGTGGAGATACATTATCTTTGGATAGCAATATCACAGGGCTTACCATGGATGAGGAAATAACTGACCTCACGTTTGTGGATATGCTTGTTGATGAAAAAATCAGCAACCCATCGTACCTAGTACAGCAAATGAAGACGAAAGAATTAGTGTACGAATGTTTAGCTATGCTGACAGAAAAAGAGCGTTCGATTTTGGCAAGAAGGTATGGTTTCTTTGATGAAGATGCTAGCACATTGGAAGATGTAGCATCCCAAGATGGGCTGAGCCGCGAAAGAGTTCGTCAGCTACAGAAAAAGGCATTGAACAAATTGAAGCCATTGCTAGAAGAAAAAAACATCACATTGGATATGCTGTATGAATGAGAAACGCACAATACTAGACACACCTATTTCTGCACCATACACAACATCCGCTGAACACCATAGATTGAAGCGAGAATTGAGCTATCTACAGCTTGAAGTTTCGCAGAAAAAACACTATATTGACAGAACTAGAACTAAAGTTTGCGAAGGCTGGATGGAAAATCTAGCAGAGCAAGAAGCACGGATGGAAGAATTGGAAAATCAACTACAAGGAGCGTATGCATATGACACAAAAAGGGATTATCGAGATATCTCCAACATTTGGAACTGAAATACTTGCCGACAATGAAAGAGTGTTTGCAGTTTATCTAAGCGAATCGTACGACAATGGAGACGATGGAATAGTTACATTCAAAGTCACCACCGATCAGTTGCTAGCTAAAGAAGGGTTCAAGGTTACTTTCATTCCAACTAAATTTACTCGCATATCACAGCAAACAGGCCCAATTAGCGTTACTCCACAGGCAGCACCTTCACCTGGATCTGACGCACCTGATGCTGATGTGAAAGTTGGCGAATTAGTTACCGACTAAATGCGTTAACTTCACACGATAGCTATAGCTGGAAGAACTAACATGCCCAGAAAAGATAATGCGAAAAAATGTAGTGCTAGAGAATTGGTGTTTAGTTCTTCTGTTGATGATCGTTCTATTGACAGTGCATCTGTAAAGGCGGTAATTGTTGGGATCAATTATATTGGTACTCCCAATCAACTTGGCGGTTGCATAAATGATGCATTGCAAACAAAAAAAAATATACTTGCTGAATATCCCCATGCAACGATCAGATTGCTTACCGATAATCTTTCGCTTCAACCAACACGAAACAACATCCTAGATTCACTGAAACAATTGGTTAGCAATGCTCGTGCTGGCGATATATTGATATTCCATTACAGCGGGCATGGTGGTCAAGTGGAAGATCTAAATGGTGATGAAGAAGACGGTATGGACGAAACTATTTGTCCAATTGATTTTGCTGAACGCAGAGTGATCACAATTGATGGTGTGGAGCATCGCGTAGATAGCCAAATCATAGATGATGAGATCCACGACATTATAGATAATGTACCGAAAGGTGCTAGATTCCTGATGTTATCTGATTCTTGCCATTCAGGTACTGTTGGCGATTTGCGAAATGATTTCACACACTACGATCCATTAGTTGGCAGCAGAAGCGTGTACGACAAAGATGCTGGCACACACTTACACTTTGATCCCAGCATGCAGATGAAAAGAACATTAAAGATGCGAGTTCCCAACAGTAATTCTGGTGGCGAACTGCGAGTAATTAGTGGATGCGAAGAAAGCAGAACATCAGCAGACACAGGAACAAATGGTGCTTGCACTAAATCATTTTGGGAAACTGTGAAAGATATTGGTGGCTTGCACAAATTTTTTCCTATGATATTTAGCCACAATGTACAAGACCTGAAATTTATTCAGGACAACATCAACAAAAGATTATCTGACTTTGGATTTACTCAGCAATCGGTGATCAGTTGGGAAGATGCTAGCCCAGAGCTTGCACATGAAGTACCTACAGCGGTTGTTGAAGAAGCACCAATGAGCACCGGACATCTTTCTTCTGGGTATTCTTCAAGTACTGAGTATGCTGCGCCTAGCAATTGGTACACACCTGGATATTCGTCAGTCGCTAGCAACGCCTACCATTACTTAGTTCATCACGTTGCACCACAGCAACCACCAATAGTGCCTCATTATGCTACTGTACATTATGCGTCTCAGCATTATGCGCCTCAGCATTATGCACCACAGCAGTATCCCGTGCATCACTACATTGGGTACGAAGGGCCGTCTCACCCTAGACCATACTTTAGGTATGAAATGTAGCTTAGGCAAGCACCATGGGAATGAAGGCTGATATTCTAGCTCTGCAAAAACAAATCAAACCAAAAACATCTGTGCGCTTCGTGTACTCTATGAGTGAAGTAAAGCCTATCGAGGGCGCAATATACATCGTCTACAAGCAGCAAAATAAGCCACAAAAATAGCAGCAAAATAAATATTATCCGCTATACTGAATATATCAAGGAACACAGATAATCGATTACGCAAGGATGCGTTACTTTATGCGTGGAAATACACAAGCAAACACCAATGCTGCATCTGGCAACAAAGCTGATGCTGGCACTAGCACATCATCTAAGCGTTCACGCACAGCAAATTCATTGGGTGGAGGGGATAGTGCTAGCACTACTCCATCTCCCGAAAGCAGCGGCAACTCTCGTGGTGCATTTGATACGCTCATGAAGCCTTTTATAGCTAGCAAGTATGGCCAAGAACGTCATGCTCGCTCACTAGATCCAATGCATCTATTTCAGGGATATAGTTTCGTGGGCCCTGGAACTGAATTACATTTACGCAATCAACTAGAAGATGCCACCCCAATCAATTCATTGGACCGTGCAGCTAAAGCACATGACAACGCATATGGTAAAGAAGCACAAGAATACTCAGTTGATCGCAACAAGAACAAACACATGCAAAATATTTGGAGTGCAGATAGCAGTTTCATTGCATCAACATTTCTCAATAGAGATGATCCAATCATGGGCACAATTGGTGCTGGATTGATAGGAATGAAGATGCTAGGAGAGAAAACAGGATTGCTGGACACTAAAAGATTTTCAGGAATACAAGATAACCAACCTATGCATCGTCAAGCACAGCAAGGTGGTATTGGACGTGGAAGGCAGCGCACATCTTCATTGATGTCTCAACCAATAAGAGCTAAGGGTGGTGCCGCGTTCAGAAGTAAAAGTAATAATTTATGGGATACATATTAAGCAATAGAGAAGGATAAATATCATGGGACAATCTGCGGGAAAAATAACTGGTGGATTAATTGGTGGAGCTATTGGTTTCATCACGGGAGGCCCTGCTGCTGCTGTTGCTGGTGCGGCAAAAGGTGCTGCTATGGGGTTATTTGCTGGCAATTCATATGATCAACAACATGCTGGGAAAAAAGCCATGAAAGCATATCACAAAAATGCTGAAAACATGTACAACAACAATCATCACGAATTAATAGTGAGCAAGCAAGAATAGCTCACGAACATGCACAGCAACAAGGTCGACATAATCGTGGGCTAGCAAGAGCTAATCGTGCCAGAAGTGGAGCAATATTTGGTGATGAAAACGACGGTAGACTAGGACATTGATCATCAGATAATGCAAATGTAATTATTTGAAAATAATGACTTCGATATCGAATAACAATAGCAAGGATGCTAATGCTACAAGAACTAGAGCAACTCAAACGCAGATACAAAAAAGCTCGCACAAAAGCGGACATGTGGGCACCACTTTTTGAAGCGTGTTATCACTACACAATACCATCACGCAACATGTACTATTGGACTTCTCAATATCAAGGAGCCATGAAGAACTCTCGTGTGTATGACACTACAGCGATAAGCGGCTTACGCAATTTTGTTTCCAAGATGCAGTCTGGTTTGTGTCCAACACAATCTCGCTGGTTTCTATTTGAAGCTGGTGAAACTGTTCCTGAGGAAGCTAAAGAAGGGTTAAACAAAGCTCTACAAAAATATTCAGAAACTATTTATTACTATTTACGCAAAAGCAATTTCGATGTGTGCGTTGCAGAATCATTTTTCGATCTCGGAATAGGCACAGGCTGTTTGATTTGCAATCCTGGAAAAACTGATGACGATCCGTTGGAATTCTATAGTGTGCCATTGGCTAGAGTTGCGATAGAAGAAACCATCACAAATACTCTTGAAACTAATTTTAGATGGTGGGATGAAGTTCGCATGGAAGATGTGTTTGAATTGTGGCCCACAGCAAAATTCACAGCTACCATGTTAGCGCAATATGAAGAAGATCCAAATGCTGTTGTGAAAACATTAGTTGAGGGCACAATATTTTTTCCCGGCAATCCTGCTAAGAAAAAATATCGATATATAGTTTTTTCTGAGAACGATAGCAGCGAATTCATAGTTGATGAATGGTTAGAATCATCTCCATGGATAGTTTTCCGATGGAGCAAAATAAATAATGAAACGCATGGTCGTGGAGTAGTTGTTGATGCGCTTCCAGCTATTTTGTCACTTAATGAACTTATGCGATTAGAAATGACTTCGGCGAATTTCAATTTAGCTAAACCAATTATGGCGTATTCGGATGGTGTGTTTAATCCATTCACCATGAGGTTGGAAGCTAACTCGGTAATACCAGTTGCTCCAAATGCTAATGGTCAATGGCCGTTGCAGCCTTTTCCTGACACATCTCCTCCACAGTTCACGCAGACATTAGCGTTAGATTTGCGTCAACAAATAAATACATTGTTATTTGCTAATCCAATCGGACAAGTGCAAGACACTCCTATTCGCACCGCTACGGAGCTAATGTTCCGACAAAAGAATTTAGCAGAAGAAATAGGCAGCGCGTTTACACGTCTGCAAAATGAGTTCCTTAGCAAAGTGTTGAAGCGTGTTGCGTACATACTAGAAGCTCGCGGGTTGATTGAGAAAATCATGGTAGACAATCGAGCAATCAAACTTAGCTACAAGTCACCATTGGTTGTCGCACAGGGAAGCCAAGATGTGCAGTCATTTATTCAGTGGTTCCAGTTGATGCAAGGTGTGCAAGGTGCTGAAAATGCGATAGTGAACCTGAGGCCAGAAAGATTTGCTCATTGGAGCGCAAACAAGATGGGTGTGGATTCCGATCCAATTATTCCTGAAAAAGAATTAGCTAGATTCTTTGGTGAACAATCAGAGAAACAGCAAGAGCAAGAAATGATGATGATGGAGCAACAGCAAGCTCAAGCACAGCAACAGCAAGGAGGTGGCGGTGGCTCACAATAGTGGCGAATATTTCAATCCATTGATCATGCCAGAAGAACCAGAGGCATACAAACTTTACCGCGAAAAATCCAGAGATGGACACAAAGAAGCTGAACAATTGCAATCACTGTGTTGGGAAATATTTATTGTTTCACCAGCTGGAAAAAAACTGATGGAAATCTACATGGATAGATTTGTTATTCCTGCAAAATTCCTACCTACAGATGCTGCTGCTGACAAATTAGCAATGTACTGGGAAGGCTACAAGGATGCAATTCGCGGAATGAAAGATAACGGATTAGCGCATATGAGGCGCATTAGCGGAACTACAACGACAAGATAAGTAGAGCAAAGACAAACGTGCAGACTCAATGCACCGAAGAAAATGTAAACCTAAAGTGGACAAATAAGGAGAGATAATTCATGGAAGATAACTTAGCCAATATTGGTGTTGCAGAAGGTAATGTATCCACCGAAACAACTACGATAGTGCCAGAAGCTATAGCACCACAGTGGTACGTAGATGAAGGTGTGCCAGGAGTAGGTGCCCGCCCCGAATACTTGGAAGAAAAATATGGGTATGTGATGGCTAAGCAAGCTAAGGCGTACAAGGATGCACAGAAATTGCTAGGCACATTGAGGCCAGCACCAGAGGAATATGATTTTGGTGAAAACCAAGAATACATAGATAAAGAAAATCACCACATCAAAGATTTCGTTATCTATGCAAAAGAAAACAAGATCCAGCAAGAAACATTTGGCAAAGTGATCAATACATTGATCGACTACGACAAATCCAAACAACCAAACACATCTGATGAAATTGCAAAACTTGGCACAGATGGCGTGCAAAAAATAAATACATTGCAGAACTGGATCAAGAACAATCTGACACCTGAATCTGCTAAAGCATTGGAGAAGTTGCCAGTGCGTGCTGAGGTAGTGTTGATGCTTGATGAGGTTCGTCAATTGCACATGAACACGCTAGCAAAAATACCTGCTGACACACAGAAGGGTCCAGCATTTAGTCCAATATCAAAGGCTGAGATTGAAGCTGAGATGTATGCGAATTATCCAAGGTACCAAAATGACCCTGCATATAGAGCACAAATATCAGCAAAGTTCTCGCAATTGATGAGCTCAGGAAAAGAATAAGTATGAATAAGCAACCGCAAGAAGCTGCTAGTGTTGGTTTGTGTGATGCCGAACGTCAACCATGCGAAGTGTACACTCGCGTCATGGGATATATTCGGCCAACAACTGAATTCAACAAAGGCAAGCGAGCTGAGTATACTGAAAGAAAGCCTTACGCATTTCCTTGCAGTTGCGAATAAATAGTTCAGCAAGGATGTTGAATTCCTGAAAACTGCTATACTAGATTATCACGCATCAAACAATGATGTGGATACTCATGTACGAGCAGACCCGAAAGGACCATCTGTATCTAGTATGGCAAATAGGCCCAGGAATGGAAACCCTACTGCCAGAAAAATGTAGCCCTTGAAGATACTCTGAATTCGATGACCCATGGAAGGGTAGATAGTGAAACAAACATGTATTAGAGAAAATCTAGTACGGGAAATGTTTTATTTATTTTTTGGCATGGAGGCCAACATCACATGAGTATTAGTTTAACCAATGTTCAACAAACAGAATTCGATGCGCTCGTCAAGGTAGAATATAGATCACGTGGATTTCTATTACGTGACGCAGTGAGACTACGTACCGACATCATCGGTAACACTTGTCAATTCAGGAAGGTTGGACAAGTAATTGCTAACCAGGTTGCATACCAAAATACTATCAGTATTCAAGATGCTACTTTCACTGGATATATCGCCACATTACTCAAATATGCCGCTGGTACAGGCGTGGACAGTATTGAAGATCTTACAGTAAACTTCGATACCAAAAGAGAATTGGCGTTGGTTGTTGCTATGGCAATTGGCCGCAGAAGCGATCAAATTATCCTTGATGCTATGACAGCTGCTACCACAAACACAAATGTTGATCCTACGTCTCCTACACCTGATGTGGCAACCGGATCGTTGACATTGACTCAGGCTGGTGCATTAACTAACGATGGAACAACCAACATGACTTACTCAAAGTTGCGCAATATTGTGCAGTACTTTGATCAAGATGCAGTACCTGTTGGTGAAAGATTTGTAGCAATGTCTGGCAATAATTTACGTAATTTGCTAAACGATCAACGTATCATCAGCAGATTCTACACATCAAATGATGCTGTAGTTGATGGTTCGCTAAACTACAAAGAATTGTTAGGTATGAATGTTCGCACATTGCCATCAATGACTGAGGGCGGTTTACCAGTGAATATCCTACCAGTGAACGATACAGCTACTGTTGCTCACCCAAATCAAAGTGTTCGCACTTGTTTTGCTTGGCACAAAATGGCGGTTGGTATGGCGATCGGACAAGACATGCGTACCGAGGTTAGCTATTTACCAAGAGAAACTACCTGGTTCGTTAACGGATTATTCTTCGCAGGAGCAACGGTTGTAGATAATCGTGGTTTCTTCAAGATATTCTGCAATGAATCTGATATTGTCTAGTTTTTCCAGAAACATTGAAGGTAAATAAACCGAACATAAGGATGTAAGAAAATGTCATTTGCTGCACAAGGGTTGAATCTAAGTACATATAGTGCCAATGAGGTTGCACCAAGAATCCACACATACAGTTCTAGTGTAGATACACTTGGTGCGATCACATCAGACCCTAAGTACTTTGGGAGTGTTGCTCCTGTGGTTTCAGTGAATGACGTTTTCTACATATCCGATTGTACTGGATTGCCAAACGGCAAAGGATTTTTCTACGTAGAGAGCTCAAGTATCTACTACAAAACAGTTGCATTGAATAGCATGGGCAATTCTGCTAGTGCTGTCATTGGTACGGTAACTACTACTGAGAATACTGCATTTTCAATCACAGATTTCAGCAATCCCAACGCTACATTGACCGCTGATATTCCTGGTGCGGTTGTTGGAGCTATATATCCCGTAATGTTTACATGTGCTAATGGTGGTGACTTGCCAGGTACTTTTCCTGCGGTTGCAGCAAACATAATCAACACCTATCTTTATCCTGATCCTGGACTTGAGACTGCTGCATTTTACTTCATCAAGATTATCTCAGTGCGACCAACAACATTCAGCATTTATTCCACCTTAGCAGATGCTACCGCTGGAGCTAATGCATATACCATCAACTTTGATGGCAATGATGCTAGCGTAAACATTCCTATACAGATGAACACTAATTACGGATATACGGTTCAAAATATCGCGGGAAGCACTGTGCCATTTATTCTGCCACCAGCAATTGTTGCTGGTAGTGTTTCTGTCGTTAATCCTACTGGTGTATCCAACCTAAACGTAGGCGACACTATACATTTTGCTAATCAAACTGGTGCCAACGTATATATATTCCAAAATCCTGGACAACAGATAATTATTGGCGCTGGAGCTGCTGCGGTTACTAGCGGATTTGGAAGAACATTGCTTGCAGGTGGTATGGTGAACCAATGTTGCTTGGAGTCGAACACTGTATCGCAAGCATTTGATTTGGTAGTGCTATCTAATACTCTTGCCAGTGTGGGGTTCCCATCTGGTCAAACTATGTTCAATTTGGTTAATGGTGTCAATGTGATTGGTGCATTACAGTATCTATAAATAATTATTTTTCTTCAACAAGGACGTTGGTATGGCGATAATTAACAGCTTAAATGGTCTGATAGTTCCAGGTAACGGAATAGACTTCACACAAAATGCAACTGGAGCAATTGTTGTTTCCACATCTCAGTCATCAGAAACTACAGTAGTTGATGCTATAGCCACGTTTGCTGATGTAAATGGTACTCTACAGAGTTCAGGAGTTGCAATTGATTCGAGTGGAAATATCACTGGAGCGAACAATGTATCTTGTGCTGAATTAGCATTAGACAGCAACAATAGCAACTACGTATCACTATCCTCACCATCAGGATTAACTGCGACTGTCAATTACACGATGCCATCAACTATTGGAGATGCTGGCAACTTGTTAATCATCAACACTGTTTCTGGCAACACTGCAAATCTCACATGGAGTACTTCTGGTGGCGAAGGAATTATCACCACAGTAAACGGTACCACTGGAAGAATTGACGTTAGCTCGGGAGCTGCTCCAAACATAGATATTGATGCTGCATACGTAGGGCAAGCATCAATCACTACATTAGGTACCATCACCACAGGAACATGGAGTGGAGCTAACCTAAACGAATCACAGATAACAAATCTAAGTACCAGTCTTGCATCTTGTGAAAAGTTTGCAAACAAAGGTGCAGCTAACGGGTATGCCGGATTAGATGCAAATGAGTTAGTGCCAGTGGCAAACATTCCTGCACTACCTGAATCGCAAATCACCAATCTAAGCACCAATTTAGCTGCATGTGAATTATCTGCCCATAAAGCTGTTGCTAGTGGCTACTGTCCATTAGACAGCAATGTACTTGTGCCTGTTGCGAATATCCCAGCACTTGCAGAATCACAGATAACCAATTTGACTACCGATTTAGCTGCGTGCGAAAAGTCTGCTCACAAAGATATTCCTGGTGGCTATGCACCGCTAGATAGCAATGTGCTAGTGCCTATCGCAAATATTCCAGAACTACCTGAATCGCAAATCACCAACTTGACGAGCGATTTGTTAGCGTGTGAAAAAACAATCAACAAAGCTATTGCTGGTGGCTACTGCCCATTAGACAATAGCATGCTAGTACCTCTTGTGAACCTTCCAAATATTGCTGAATCTAAAGTGGTTAATCTAGTCACTGATTTAGCAGCGTGCGAAAAAACTGCCAACAAAGGTGTTGCTAGTGGATACGCATCATTGGATAGCAGCTCACTTGTACCGGTCGCAAATATTCCAAACATCACCGAATCAATGGTGACTGGACTTGTCAGCAATCTTGGCACGATAAATACAAATATCTCTACATTGAATGGAAATATATCTACGATTAACACTGCACTAACAGCAAAGGCTGATTTAGTTGGTGGTGTACTGCAAACCTCCGAGATTCCTACATCTGTACCGCTAACGATTAATGCGAAAACAACTAGCAACAACACGATAACTTTAGCCACAACTGATATCGCCAATTGCGAAAGCACCACCAACAAGAATGTAGCTAACGGCTATGCACCACTAGACAGCAACGGATTTATTCCATTAGCTAATCTTGGCGACTGCATCAGCAATGCTATTACTCTATACGTAGACAACAAATATAGTGGCTCTGTGAACGATGGAAGTATACTCAAACCTTTCACCACTATCATGGCAGCCATCAACACTATCGGTGGAGCTCCAACAAGCAACTCAGATGTGAACTTGATGAATAGATTCATTATCCACATCAACGGTGGTCAGTACGATGAAGATTTGACTATACCTGGCTCACGCCACATCACGCTACTTGCTGATGGAATGGTAGTGCTAGGAGACGGTAATTCTGGTGGCTACTCTCAGTATTATGCAACTAGCACGACTGTGCGAAATGTAAACATTCAACTATTCCAAAATACTGCACAAACTCACACCTATTTCAGAGAAACCACCATCCTAGCAACAACTGTTCGCACTCAACATGGGGCTCCATATACATATGAAGGCCTAGAAGCTGGTTGGCAAATATCTGGTGTGATCAATATTTGTGCGTTAACTGGCGGCAGTTTTGCTGATAGCGAAATGCAATTTAATCAAGTACGATGCGTGGATCAATCAGCAACTGGATGGTTCATCAATAATACTTCTACTGCAACAACATGGACAGGGAATATCAATGTACGCTGTGTAGGTTGCCGAGGCAATGGTATCAATTTCGGATACTCTGCAAACTTCAACAACTTCAACTTATACGAAACAACCGAGTGCTACTTTATTGGTATGTTGAATGTTGCTCGCATGGGATCAATGAATCACACCACTTTTTACGCTAGTGGAGGGTTTGCCGCAAACACATTGACTGGAATTTCCAGCACATATCAACCATACTACAGTCAGATGATAGATTGTGCTTGCCAAACTGGTTCGTCATTTTCTACCACATCAGCAAATACATTATTTATCGACAAAGCTACTTGGGTGAAATCTAATGGGGCAATCACCACTACTGGCTCTCTCACGCTAAACATTGATTATGGATTCCCAAACCAAAGTGCGTTCACAGGATTGGTTAACGGCCAAGTAATTACTTGGAATAGTGCTGGCAATGGGTTCGTGAACACGACTCCTTCTGCTGGTGTTACTCAATTATCTTTACTCTCAGATTGCAGCACAAGCAGCGTAGTGAATGATCAATTGCTAGTGTATACCACAGGGTCAGCACTAAACAAATGGACCCCATACACATTATCTGGGGCTACATTCAACGATTCAACACACACTATCACAGTATCATCTGGTGGAGTCACCAGCAACGTAGCTACCACTAATCAAACTACAGTATCAGCGGCAACAGGAGTTGTCACCATAGGGCTTGCTAGCAATCCAGTATTGCCAGGAACTGCTGGTGTGACGCTTCCGCAGGGCGACACCTCTACTCGTGCAGGAGCTGCTGGAACAATTCGCTTCAACGGACAAACATCAGTATTTGAAGGTACAGTTGACGGCACTAATTGGGCGACTTTCGAGTCATCTGCAATTGGTGTGATAAGTGTAGCTGGAACTCTAGGTTACATCACTTGTTCATCAACTACTGGCAACGTGGTGGTGAATATAGACCCTGCGTACATCGGCCAATCATCTATCACTACAGTTGGCACGGTTACCTCTGGGTACTGGCACGCTGGTATTCTTGCTGGAACGTACGGAGGAACCGGCATAAACAATGGTGCTAGCACTATCACTATTGGTGGAAATTTCAGCACTGTTGGAGCTTACACTGCTGCATTGACTTGCACCGCAAATACTGCTGTCACATTGCCTGTTAGCGGTACGTTAGCCACTACATCACAGATACCTGCTTTTCCATTATCCATGAGCAACGGTGGTGCTAATGCAGCTCTCACAGCAAGCAATGGTGGTATAGTTTATTCAACAGCATCAGCTTTAGGCATTCTTTCTGGAACTGCAACTGCAAATCAAATGCTGTTATCAGGCTCTAGCACTACACCTATTTGGTCTACAGTAACTCACCCTACGACAACTACAGCTAATCAATTACTTTACTCATCTGCTGCAAATACCCTTGCTGGACTTGCGACAGCTAACAGCAGTGTGCTGACAACTAATTCTTCTGGTGTACCTTCTTGGACAACCTTCAACACATCCAATTTGGCAGATGCAAATATCACCAGTTTATCTGACAAAAATATTTATCGGTACAGTCTTGCAGCAGGTAAATGGCAAAATACAGCCGACCTCACTGTAGTAGAAGGCCAAATAACCACATTGCTAGTGTCGACTGGAGTTCTCAAGAACACGACTGGAACTACACAGAACACCACTATCGTCACAGCATACACTGATGGCACAGATAGCAATATTTTGCATGGCAACAACACCTCACCAAGCAATGAAACTCCAACTGCTGTTACTCTATACCCAGCAGATAATATTGGTATCAGTGGCTACAAAATTTGGGATGGCGGCCACACTGATTGGAGCGGCAGCAACACCACTTCATACTTACGCTATAATATCGACTACGGTACAGCGTTCCAAGCCTACTCATTCAATTGGGCATTGAACGCTACACCAAATAATCCAACAAATATCAATTTCAATGTTTACGGCGGCAATCTTGCAAGCTGCTATACCGACACTGCGTATGACACAACTAATTTGACCTTGCTTGCTGGTGGAGTTCAGTTAACCACACAGAATGGAAGTGTAGCAATCACGAATACCAGCTCATTTAGATACATTGTCATCACTGTGCAAGACCTTAGCAACTCAGCTAGTGGATTCTCCACAAATGGTGGCGGCTTCTGGTTGATGAAAACTGCTGGTGGATACACCAATTTAGTGTTGAATACAGATTTCACTTTAGCGACTGATGCGACTACAGGTAATCCTGCGCTAACGTATACTGATAGTGCAGCATCAAATCTCACGTACAACCTCAACACACTGCTAGTGGAAGAAGCATATCGCAGAATTTATCCAGTGATTAGATCATCTGGTGCAATAGCATTGAACAACGGCAGCTACAGTGTGCAGTTAACTGTGCCAACTTTGGCAGCTTCTAGCACATACATATTGCCAGCTACTGTTGGAACTTCAGGACAGGTATTGTCACTCACCAATGGTACTGGAACTTTGGGGTGGTCTGCTCCTGGCGGTGGAACTGCAACAGGACTTCAATCTGCAACTACTGTAGTTTCTGTTAGTGCAGCTACGGCTCCAACAACAGGACAGTTACTTGCTGCAACTAGCGGCACTACAGCTACTTGGCAAACTTTAGTATCAAATATTACTGCTAATATGGTTACATGTTTTGATACAACTACAGTTAATGCAAATAGTACTGGGTTTGTAGGTGGTGTGTATGATGGTAGATATTTTTATTTAGCTCCTAACAATAATGGTCAAATAACGCGATATGACACAACTTTACCATTTACATCTACCTCATCATATTCTGTATTTGATACAACTACAGTTAATGCAAATAGTAAAGGGTTTGTAGGAGGTG